TATATAGTCATACAAATATGGAAAAAAGCATATATTGTATTCTTTAATGACGGTATCATATATTGGGCAGGAATTTTCATCGGAATAACATTTATTACGGCCCTCACGGTATTATTCCGTATTCTGGGAATTGCACGAATTAACCCTGCAAAAGTAATCAAAAACGAATAACTTTATAAAATATAAGATTATGATCAAAACAGTAAACTTACAGAAAATCTTCAAAACAGAAGAAGTCGAAACATGGGCATTGAACAATGTCAATCTAGAAATCAAAGCAGGCGAATTTGTAGCCATCATGGGACCATCCGGTTGTGGAAAGTCCACCCTGCTGAATATCCTCGGCCTTTTGGACAATCCCACGGAAGGCACTTACGAACTGAACGGAACAGACGTTTCCAAATTTACCGAAGCACAACGCACCAATTTACGTAAAGGGGTCATCGGATTCGTGTTCCAGAGCTTTAACCTGATTGATGAATTGAATGTATTCGAAAATATCGAGTTACCCTTATTGTATATGGGGATTCCGGCGGCAGAACGCAAACGCCGGGTAGAAGATGCCATGAACCGTATGGCTATTGCCCATCGGGTAAAACATTTCCCACAACAACTATCCGGCGGACAGCAACAACGTGTTGCAATAGCCCGTGCTGTAGTAGCAAATCCGAAACTGATTCTAGCAGATGAGCCTACCGGTAATCTGGATTCCAAGAACGGCAAGGAAGTAATGGAACTTTTGACCGAGCTGAATAAAGAAGGAACAACAATTGTTATGGTTACCCACTCCCAACACGATTCCGGCTATGCAGGAAGAACCATTAATTTGTTTGACGGACAGGTGGTGAATGAAATAAAAATATAAATTAATTTATCATTGAGGTGGTTTAACCACCTCAATGATAACAAAAGGATATTATAACAATGAACATCTTCTTAAACATCAAACTTATTGTCCGCAACTGGTGGCGGAACAAACTTTTTTTTCTGATTTCACTATTCAGTCTTACAGCTGGATTAGGATGCACCAATCTGCTTATGACTTTTTTTATCCATGAATATAATGTGGAAAAATATAATACCGACCGTAACCTCATTTATCTATTACGTCAAAACTCTCCAATGGAAGAAGGTATTAAAGTAGCCTACTCTACCTCAGACGCAGCCACACAGATAAAAGAAAAATATGCTGAAATTACAGATATTCTGCATGTGAACGGAATGTCTGGTAATCTTTGCAAATATAATGGAACAGATATCAAACAGTTTCTTTTTATCAGTGCCGACTCTACTTTAAATCAATTTTTCCCTTATACAACTTTAGAAGGCAGCCTGGAAGAAGTCCTCACGACCCCGGACAAAGTTGCTGTAAACAAAAGATTTGCTCACCGACTTTTCGGAAATCATTCCGGAATTGGAGAAATCCTGGAAATAATCAACGAAGAAGGACAAAGTAAAAGTTATAAAGTAGCAGCTATATTAGAAGATCGTCCACAATCTTTTCTGCATTTTGATTTGCTGACAGGACTATCCGACAAATCATGGGGAGGTCCCGTATTATTAAAACTACAACCAGGTGCATCTCCCTTAGCTTTACAGGAAAAAATTAAAAAAGACAAGATTCCAACTTTAGTACCGGATTCACAATATTATATTGATCCGATAAAAGAACTATACTTTAATACTGGAAAAGACAGTAAGCAGCAACAGTTGGCTTTCTTCCAACACTGTGACGTATTATTACTATATATCAGTCTGATTTCAGCCCTGCTTGTACTTATCATCGCTTGTTTCAACTATACAAATCTGACTCTCTCACGTATCATGCAGCAACTTAAAATGATACATATAGAGAAATTGATGGGAGCAAAATCAAAAGAAATCCGCAGTCAGTTATTTCTTGATGCAGCACTTACCGTTTTATTTGCATTCCTGTTATCATTATTGCTTATTAATGACATGCTGCCGTGGTTTAATGATCTGTTGTCTACCCACCTCTTCTTCTCTTTCTTTTTCAGCTGGCAAGTTCTACCTTTACTTTTATCCTTCATTTTCTTCATGGCTGTCATTCCCGGTCTGTATATCAGCCATAAACTCTCTCAACAGACTTTGAGCAAGTATCGGCAAACTTATACAGGAAGGAAAAAGCAACAATTTATATGGTTGCTTGTTACCATCCAGTTTATATTTTCAATCGGGTTAGTGTATGCAACCACTCTTACACAAAAACAAATGAATCTAATCAAATCCCGTGCATACCATTACGAAAATACAATAGAAATAGGAAATGGCACCCTTCCTCTGTTTCCGCTCTATCAGGAACTGAAACAAATGGATGGGATAGAGTCTATAAGTCTTTCCATGAGTTCTGTACTTTACTGTTGGCTTCGTGAGCTTCCTATCCGACAAACAGACGGTAGTATCCAACATAATTTTATAGCACACATCCCTACTGACACAGCTTTCTTCCAAACCATGCATATCCGACAAATTGCCGGAGTATCTCCCTCCCAAGCCTGTCGGGAATATACTCATCCGGCTTTTATCAATGAAAACCTTGCGCGTCTGCTGAACATAGATGTTTCCCACATAGGCCATAAACTAAATGAATTTGATGGATTCTCGGATTCATTAAGTATTATTGCAGGTATTTTCAAGAATTTCCCATTTAACTCCCTGGAAGAAGAAATCGGTGGTCAACAAATATCTATTGGAACAGAACAGGATTTAATTCAGAAAGGAACATTCATACAAATGAAACTCATTCCTGAATATTATAAAGAAACATTGGTATCTATTGAAAAATTATGGAAGGAAATGAATGGTGACAGAGGTTTCAAATATGTAGATATGCATAAAGAATTTATGTTGCGTATAGGGGGCACAGAATAAAAAGTACCACGAAGCATTAACGAGCGGATGCGCTGAAACGCCCTATCCATCGGCTTTTTAGAAGATTCGGGCGAATCCGCCCATTAAAAACAAAAAGTGACATTATGTTGCATTTGGGTGACATTCCACCCCTTATAAGAGTCCAATAAAGCCTTTATTGGGACATTACCACTCATTTACCCTTAAAATGCCCTAGAATAGCCTGTAAAACGGTTTTAAATAACAAAAAACGTCTAAGGGAGGCCTTGTTTTAAGGCGTTCCTTTAGTGAACTATAATTGTTAATAAAACTGTTAAAAATCGGTATGGACATTCAAATGGGCATTCAATGGGCATTCACCGTAAAAAACAAAATGTTCTAGATGGGCATTCAATGGGCATTCAAATTACCCGTTTTTTTTTATTGAGTTTTTATATATAATACATGAAAATATATCGAGATACAGGAAAAATAGTGTGAGTTTACCCCTTTAATACATATAGAATTATAGCGTATTTTATTTAATATACTGATTATTAGTGATTTATATGCAAAATACTTATATTTGCATAGATTCAAGCTGCAAATTATGTGTTGGTGTGTGAAATAGACGCGTCGGAGTGCTCCCAGTTTTATAACTGGGGCACTTTAAAACAGTGAATCTAGCCAATTCGTTATATAAGTATCAGGATATAGGCTTTAGTCTATTTTTAAGGTAATAAGATTGTTGTTCGTGTGATCCCGGGTTCCTCCGGGATCTTTTAATATAAGTTATGGATATAAATGATGTAAAATTCAATTGGAAAGAAAGAACTGATGTTTTGTCGAAAATGATCAGAACTTTCGGAAAACAAAAAACGGCTGAACAAATCGACGGGTTTATTGATAAATTAATTGCTGTCGAAGGTGATGAAGATAAGGAACTCGTTGAATTTTTGTTCAAACTACGGTGCGATGTTTTAAAGGATCGAGTTATTTAAAGCATTTTCTGTATAATATTTTTTTGCTGTTTTAAAATATTATCATTTTATTTGCATGAAATAATAAAACAACAATCTTATAAAACAAAATCATGAAAAAAGTAATGCTTATAGTACTAGCTAGTACATTATCTTTATCGTTGTCTTCATGTTATAGCTCTCAATTGTATGTAGGTGGCATGGAGGTTGATGAACCAAAGAGAGTTTTCAACTCAAAGACAAACAATCATTTTCTTTTCGGACTTATATCACCAGCGTCAAACAAAAAGGATATTAAGCAATATGTTGGAGATCGTCAAAAGTATGCAATCAAAAATCACCATACTTTTTTAAACGGTTTTTTGGAGGTTATAACTTGTGGTATCTATACTCCATCAAAAACTACATTTTATGTACCTATAAATGAATGACATTTAAAATTTTATGCCTCGTTCTTTTTAAGTTCGGGGCATTTTTTTGTAATTGTATCTTCACTCAATTATTATCTTTATTTTATGGTCGGGACATCTGTTTGCGCAGAAGAGCCTGATATACGCGATGAGCTCCGCTTTTTTTGGACAGTTTCTGCATGGGAGTCGGAGTTTGTTGTTGGGGATTCTTGCTGTTCTAGTTTAGCAAGTTTAGTTTCTAATTCTTTTATTCTTCTCTCTTTTTCCGCGATGATTTCAGCCTGTAGCTTTTTGTAATCCTCATACATATTATATATATAAGCAGTATCCATTGTATTAGGTGAAGCTGTACTTTTTATTTCATTTTTTAACATAGAGCCTTCGCCAGTAAGAAGCCAGCCAATATCTAATCTGGGGAAATTTATTGCAATGCTTTTTAATTTATCAGGTTGAATAGATACCCTCATGCCCGAAATAAAGCCTGTAGATACTCCTATTATTCTACAGAAATCAACATCTTTTATACCTTCTTTTTTTAAAAACAGTTTAAGTCTTTCTTTAACAGATACTTCCATTGCTTTGTTATTTATATTTTATTCTAAATAGATTGCAATGCAATAAATTATTCACCTTTTTCTTGGTTTAAATATTGCATTGCTTTATATTTGCGTCAGGTTTAATATAAACCGCGCCAAATATAGCAATTTTAATCCAATAAATATTGAATATGGGACAAGTAATTAAGTTAGGCGCACAAGGCAAGAAGGAACTTGCTGTCGCCTTTAAAGTAACAATGGCCTATGTCGGACAGGTTTTGTCCGGTCAGAAGAAGGGTGGTAAAGCTCCGGCAATCTGGGAAGCCGCCAAGAAACGGAACGACAGTAAGCTGTACAATGTTGACGAAATCGTCAAGCATGAAACAGTCAAAATACTCGACAACAAGGGTAATGTGAAAGCGGAACGTACTAATTAATAATGTATTATTATGGAAACACTGAACAACAACCAGCAGACAACAGGTCTGCAAATCTTCAACAATTCGGAAATTGGTGCAAAGATTCGCGCTACTACAGAAAGAAATGAAACATGGTTTGTAGCTCAAGATATCTGTGATATTTTGAATCTGAAAAATCCAAGAAAGGCGATACAGTCGCTTGATATGGATGAAAAACATGATGTAACTATTAGTTACACCCTAGGTGGAAATCAGCGAGTTAAGGCAGTCAATGAATCCGGTTTATATCATTTGATTTTTATATCCCGCAAGCCCGAAGCAAAAGCCTTCCGCAAATGGGTAACTAACGAGGTTCTCCCCTCCATCCGTCGTACCGGCGGCTACTCCGTTCGTCCGGCACAGCGTCCGACGCTCCCTGCGCCCAAGTACCGTCCGGACTTCATCGAATGGAAACAGGCTGTGTGCCGTTATCTCAACCGGAATGATCTGAAAACGGTCGCCGCCAACATGAAAGTCACCTACTCCCATGTATGCAAGGTGTATTCCGGCAACACAATGAGCCGCCGTATAGCCGACAGGCTGACGAAGCTGGCCATATCCCACAAGAACAAAGGCATCATATATCCCGAACCTGTTCCGGTGTACAGACAACTGCTGATAGAATGGGAGGAACAGGGATGATTACTTATACGATGGGTATCAACCTTGAATACCTGAGGATCGTGATAACGATCTGGCGTGAATACGGGATGATCTGCCCCATCATCATTCCCAAGGACCAGGACGCCGAAGGGGCGGTGATGGTGAAGATAGGACCGACAACCGACATGAAAGTCGCAGAAATGGTCGACAAGATATGGGATATAGCCGGAGCGAAGCGTCTGGTCAAGGAAATCGAAAAATAAACCAGTTCAAAATCAACACACTTATTAATCTATAAACGATGAAAAAGAAACAAGCTATAAGAACACTGATTGAGATTGATGAAGTGTTCCAGAATGTAGAGCCCGGGCATTTTTTCGTAGTAAGAATCTTCGGCATTCCGATAGCACGGTTCAACCAGATATCACGGCATATCGAAGAAGATGATGAAGAGGAATAGAATTATTAACAATTAAAATTAACACACCATGAAATTTGATATTCAATTTGACGAAGTGCACAAGATTGCGATACAGATAGAGGAGCTGGCGCACAAGCTGGCAGCGGAAACCTCCAAGGAAGGTTCCCGTGACGAGAACAGTATTTATGTATATTCAGCCGAAATCGCCCGTCTGGCTTTCCCTGTCACGCCGACAGTGGACGGAGCGCGTCCTGCAAGACCCTTATGTATTCACTACCCCAGTCTCGTGAAGATCGAGAACACATTCCGAAACAGAAGACTGGATATATTGACTGACAATGTTGACAGCCAGCGTAAAAGTATGGATCAGTAGAGGGTTATTATCCAGGAAGAAGGCTATCTCCCCTAGTTTGTATGGAGAAGTCTTGTTTTTGTCCGAAAGGCTGGATGTCATAAACAGAAGACCGGGCTTCCATGCTTCTCCAAAACCGGATAATATTTTAAACACTCTTTTAATAGCAGCCTCATTAGTAGCCCTGCAAGAAACAGTTACCTGATAGGTGTCAATAGATTCATCATTCATGACTAATAATTTTTAAAATTCGACATAGCAAAAATAACAATAAACCCTGAAGGGCGCGTCCAATCCGGCAATAATTTTAAAATTCGACACTTTATCTTTATCCGGATGCGCCCTTAATTAAAAACCGAAAGCAATGAAAACATTCAAAATTATCCATATAACAGCCGCTGTCATCGGCCTTGTGGTAGTGCTCAGACTGGCGGACAATCTCCGCCCCACCTTCAACGAGAACCTCGCCGCCTCGGTCCTTGCAGTCGTATGCTGCCTTTCCCTTATCGGACAAAGGTATTACAGGGAGGAAAAATAGGACCGCGGTCAGGGAGCCGGAAGGCGGCCCGCGTTTCCGGTCCGACGCCGGAAACCGCACAAGGTTAAACAATAAAACGGTTGATATGGCTGTAATCTATAATGACAAGGTATGTATCTACGCCAACGAGCTGATCATGTATGATCCGAAACGCAAGGTGGGTTCCGAGAAGGGCTTCCTCCCGATAGGAACATACAACACGAAGGTGAACAGAAAGCAGATTGTTGTAGCCGAGCGTGCCAGCCTCAGACGCCCCGCCCTGGTGGAGTTCGACTCGCTGGAGACATACATACAGCAATTATACATCAAATATTACGGTGATCCCCATGAGGATGTCGAACGTGCCGCCACCAGTCCGCTTGAGAGGGCTGTAGGGTACAACGAGGCCGCCTACTCCTTCTTCACCACCTACAGGGACGGTGCGGGAAAGCCGCTCAGACCGGAGAAGGTCACGCTCTATACGCTCCAGGCACGTGTCCTGGATGCAGTCATCCGGCTGCGCGACAGCAATGCGGAATGCGGTTTCGGACGTGGCGGATCCCGTTTCAACGTATGGGACAGGCTGAGTGAGATGGTGAACGATCTGCTGAAAGTGCGGGACAGCAAAGGCAACACCCGCTATCCCCACAAACTTCCTTCGACGGGAAAGACGCTCAAGCGTAAAGTGGACCAGTATGAGGCGGAAGGCTTCATCGCTTTGGTGCACAAGAACAAGGGCAACACGTCCGCCGCCCTGATACGGGACGAGGAGGACGAGGCGATCATGCACAAGCTGCTTTCCCAGCACATGAATTTGAACAACGCACAGATCATGGAACAGTACAACAAGATAGCCTCCATATTGGGGAAACCGAAAATCAAGAGCCCTGTCACGGTGGACAGGTACCGGAAGATGATGGAGTCCACCACCCTGGGGCACCAGCGCGGAACCACTGTCCTGAGGAACTCCCTTGAGATGCAGCACAAGCGTGAGGCTCCGAAGACCGCCATGACCTACTGGACACTGGACGGATGGGACGTGGAACTGGTCTACCAGAAGAGGCAGCCGATGGACAATAAGGTGAACGGCGAGACAAGGACTTACAAGAAGACCACCTACCACAACCGCAAGACCATCGTGGTGGTGCTGGACGCCTGCGGCAAGTACCCGATAGGATATGCCGTCGGCGACCATGAGAGCCCGGCGCTGATACGCGAGGCGCTGCGCAACGCCATCAGGCACGCCCGGGAACTGTTCGGTGCACGGTACAAGCCGTTGCAGCTGCAGAGCGACAACTACCAGAAGGGGGTGATGGTTCCGTTTTATGAGGCGATGACGGTGCACTACATTCCCGCCGCGCTCCACAACGCCAAGGCCAAGATCATCGAGCCGTACTTCAATTATCTGAACAAGACGTACTACCAGCTGGAGAAGAACTGGAGCGGTGTGAACATCAACAGCAGGCGCGGCTCCCAGCCCAATATAGAGATCCTGAACAAGAACCGCCACCTGATCCCCGACGAGGAGGGCGTGCTGGCGCAGATACACGGTATCATGCAAAGGGAGCGGGCCAAGAAGCTGGAGGCGTACATGGCCGCATGGGAACGCACCCCCATGGAACGCCGGATGCCGTTCTGCGACGAGGAATACCTGTTTCTCATGGGAGACACGACGGGACGCACCAACCGGCTCACCGGCAAGGGGCTGCTGATCGAGCTCTTCGGGGAGAGGATCAATTACGAGAGTTTCAACATGGAGTTGCGCAACCATTTCCACGAGGACTGGTCCGTGCACTACGATCCCGACGATTTGTCGCAGGTGCTTATCGTCAATGCCGAATCCACCAAAGGGCACCGGCTGGCAAAGGAGACCGGGGACCTGAAGTTCCTCATGCAACGTGACATGAAAACACCGATGGCCCTGATCGACCAGAAACCCGAACATTTCGAGCACCGCAGGAAGGTGGACGAGTTCAACCGGCAGTTCGAGCGGCGGTATGTGGCCAGACAGGAGCAGGTGGACGAGGTGATAACCGCCATGCAGGAGCGGAACCCGCTTCTGAAGAGCAACAGCCTGTTGGACCGTGCCCTGCTCACTGACAGCCGGGGACGGCACAAGGACCGCAAGTATGAGGCGCGTGGCCAGACGGTGGAGGACGTGGATTTTGAAGAGATTGCGCCCGGGCCTCTCAGGATTCCGTCCCCTCTTGCGGATGACGATTACGAATGGGACGACGCCGACATGAATTTTTCAAGATGATTTAATAACACTTTAAAAACAGCATAATTATGGATAAGGAAGCATTGAAACAGTACATAGAGAATTTGATAGCCCGTGGTTCAAAACCTTCAGAACTGGCCCGTCGCTGCGGCGTGTCCGACGCGGCCATGTCCCAGTTCCGCTCCGGCAAGTACGGCGCGAATGACGACAACCTGGCGGTCAGGATCGCCACAGGCCTTTATTTCTATGAGAATTCCCGCAATGTGGTTGATACCGTAACCTCTTACCGGCAGGTGAAGCGGGCGTTCGAGGTTGCCAGGGGAAAGAGCAAATGGGTATGTATCAGCAGCCGCAGCGGAAGCGGAAAGACACAGTCTCTGATCGACCTGTACAATCTGTGCGGTGACAAGGGGATTGTATATATCAAGTGCCGCAAATGGAGCAGCCGCAAGTTCCTTACCAAACTGGCGCAGGCCATGGGAGAGAATGTGACGCGCTATATGGATAATGACAGCCTGCTGGACCTGTGCATCGCGCACATGAATTCCCTGTCCTCCTATAAGCCCGTCCTGCTGATTGATGATGCCGGCAAGCTCACGCATTCGGCCATGTGCACGCTTATTCCCCTGTATGATGACACGCTGGGGCGCATGGGGTGCCTGGTGGCCGGCACGGAGACTCTGGAGCGCAATATCAGGCGGTATGTGGGACGTATCGAAGGGTATGACGAGATAGACGGGCGTTTCGGCCGCAATTACATCACCCTTCTGGGCGCTACCAAAAAGGATGTCATCGCCATCTGTATGGCCAACGGTGTGCAGGACAGGGAGACGGCGGAAGAGATATGGGGAAAACTTCCCAAGGTCAAGAAGCAGCCGCGTGAGGATGATCCCCGCCAGGTATTGTTCGCCGATGACCTGCGCGAGCTTTCGGGAATGATAGACAATGTGGTAATCAGACAGGAAATCAGCAACGGAGGAGCCGGCTTATGATCAGGTCATTGTCGTTTGACAACATATTGAACAAAAAATACGAATACATCCCCTTTTCCAAGGATTTCATGGATGCCTTTGGAAAGAGGCAGAAATCCGGGGCGTGGATCGTATACGGCAAGTCCGGACAGGGAAAGACCTCCTTCACCTTCCAGTTGGCCAGGGAATTTGACCGTATCGGCTACAAGGTGCTGTTCATTTCCCTTGAGATGGGTGTCGAGTCCGATTTCAGGGACTCCCTGCTCGGATTCATGAATTCGTCAAGGAGCGGGATGCTATTCTGGGACGAGGTCCCCACTTTCGATGAGTTTGACGAATTCCTCGGGAAACAGAGATCCCCGGACGTGGTCATCATCGACTCCCTGCAGAGTCTTGAAGGCGAGATGGACGTCACCGCCAAGCAACTGGTCGAACTCAGGAAGAAATACAGGAAGAAGATATTCGTATACATCTCCCATGTGGAGGGGAAGGAGGTGCAAGGCACGGTGGCCTACAGAGTCAAGAGGGACTGCTTCTCCCGCATAGAGGTGAACGGGTTCTGCGCCCGGTACATGAGCCGTGGTGTTCCCGGTCCGAAAGGATTCTATGTGGTCTGGAAGGAGGGCTATGAGAGATGCTGGCTCAGGAACAGTGACGAACCATTTAACAGCAATAGCAATGAACAAGACAATTGAATTACCCGCGACAAATGCCCAGAAGCGGTGCATACACCGCCTCAGACGGCAGTTCGGGCTGGACGAGGATGAATACAGGCATCTTGTCCGGCAGTTCAGCGGCGGACGGACAACGACGTCCGCGGCGTTGTACAAAAGCGAGGCCGCAAGGCTGATCGGGACGCTGCTCGATCCCAACGGGAGAAAGGATCCGGAAAGACGGGAGAAGCTGGCGCTGGTCAAGGCCATTTACGCCGTGTCGATGGATATCGGTTTTCTCAACAGGAGCTACCGAAGCGACAATCCCGTGGAGGTCGAGATGAACAAGGCGAAGATCACCTCCTTCCTGAAGAGCCACGGAGGATGCAGGAAGCCGGTGTCAAGCCAGAACCTGGAGGAACTGAAGGCCACACTGAAACAGCTGAAGGCCATAAGACGGAAGGAGGAGGTATGAGAATGAAGCACCTTGTGTATGCGATATCCGCCCTCTCGGCTTTCACGGGCATGATAGTTAATGATGACTTCTGGGCGAAAACATGGTCACTGAACGCCATGTTATGGATTCTGGTAGCATGGACAAACGATAATAACAATAACAATGATGACAATGGAAAAGACGAAATTCGAAAAGGAATGTGCTGACATGTGTGCCGATTGCCACGCCAAAGGACTGGACATCTGCCGGGAGGACGCGGACACCGTGCAGCCGATGTTCGCCCGGTGCGGGCTGTGCGGGAAGGTATTCTGTGAATACAACAACCACATGACCGTGAACCATCTCTGCTGGGAATGCCAGACGGCCATAGAACAGAACGTTGACTGCAACGAGGAGATAATCGACCCTGATTTATTCAGGAATTTATTCACTAATAAATAAGAACAGATATGGATATCAAGAATTTATCTGAAAAGGAACGTGAGGCCCTGTTAAGCAAGCTGCAGGCCGAAAAGAAAAGAAAGGACGGGGACCGAAAGAAGAACTACCAGAAGCTGCGTGCCAGATTCCTCGCCTCTGTGGAGAGGAAGCTCCGCAAGTATATCAAGGACGGCCAGGAGTTCAAGGAATGGCTCCGTAAGGAGGCTACCACCTACTATGACCAGCTGAAGGAGTACGGCGGTCTGAAACGTGACGAGCAGCTCGGGTTCGAGGTGAAGAACGACACCTTCAAGGTTTCCGTCAAGGGGAACCGGGTCAAGGGCTTCGACGAGAGGGCCGACGTGGCGGAGAAGCGCCTAGTGGACTACCTGAACGCATGGATCGGCAAGAAGGGCGATGACGGGCGCAACCCCATGTACAAGCTGGCCATGTCGCTGCTCCAGCGCAACGAGGCCGGGGATCTTGACTACAAGTCCATCTCCCGCCTGTACGAGCTCGAGGATGACTTCAACGACCCCGAATATTCGGAAATCATGCGGCTCTTCCGTGAGAGCAACGTGGTGGAAGGCACGGTGATCCGCTTCTACTTCGAGGAGAAGGACGGAAATAATCAATGGAAAAGAATAGAACCCTCATTTAACAAGATGTAAATTATGATGCACAATTGGTTTGAATGTTCCATCCGCTACGAGAAGGTGGCGGAGAACGGTATGAACAGGAAAGTAACGGAAGCCTATCTGGTCGATGCGCTCAGCTTCACGGAAGCGGAAGCCCGTATTATTGAAGAAATGAACCCGTATATCAACGGTGAATTTACAGTTTCGGGCGTCAAACGCGCCGGTTACAGCGAACTGTTCCCCTCTGAGGAAGATGCGGCCGACCGCTGGTTCAAGTGCAAGCTGTTCTTTATCACGCTGGACGAAAAGAGCGGAGCGGAGAAAAAGACCCCCACTACCGTACTGGTACAGGCTTCCGACCTTCGCGATGCCGTAAAGAAGCTGGACGAGGGGATGAAGGGCACGCTGGCGGACTATGTCATCGGCTCGGTGGCCGAGACCGCCATTATGGATGTCTATCCCTACACTGCTGATGTGAAACCTGAATTCTCCGGCGATGATAAGAAGGAAGTTTGACCATCCCCATGTAGTCCTGTGCCGCACATGCTGCGGCCGGGGCTTTCTTGAGAACCTGGACGAGCTGACGGACACCGTACATACCGTTACCTGTTCCGGCTGCGAAGGGAGCGGACGTGTGGTCGTATCCTCCGTTACCCTTACCACCGTGGAGCCCTATGATCCCGAATCCCCTAATCTCGCGCTGTATGGAAAAGGACGGAATGAATGAGTATCTGCTGAAAAATTTGGAGAGGGCCAAATCCGCAATGGAGGAGATACTGGATGAACCAAGACTCCGGTGCCGGGAAGGCTGGCATAAGCGTGACAGGGCGTTCCGCCCGCAGAGTTTCAGGAAAAGAACCACCTGGCACCGCATAAGGAGCCGGTGCTTTTAAAACAGATTTAAGAACCTTTTAAAAACAATCTTATGAACCTGAGAAAAGACAACAAGAAAAAGAAACCGATGCAGCTTATGCTGGACGAGATCTCCGGAATGATGGGCGTCTCGCAGGAGATGATCCTGTCCCGGATGATATCCAGGAACATATCCGATTCAAGGATGCTGTTCTGCTATATGGCGTATGAGGAAGGGTATCTGTTCCGTGAGATAGCCTCCTTCCTGAAGATATCCAGATGCAGGGCGACAACCGCGTATTATGATGTGAGACTGAGAAAGGAAAAGTTCCGCCCGATCATTGCAAGGCTGGCCGGATGCGGAACGGGAGGTGTCTAGCAGCACTGCAGGTGACGGTTCCCGCACGGTCCGGAAAACCCAGGCGGGACTATATCAACCATTTCCGGCAAGACAGGCCGCTTGAGGGGGTGTACTTCACGGACTTTGCAAGGGATATGCTTGAGAGAAGGGGAAAACGCAGGTCCGGACATTATGCCGCGGTTTATGATGCGGTCCTCCGGCACATAGACAGGTTTTCCACCGAATTCGACTGTGACATCTTCACCAATTCCGTGACGGAGGAGTTTCTGGACGACTTCATTGCCTATCTTGAGAGCCGGGGGCTGCGTCACAACACCATAGCGGGCTATGTCCAGAAGATACAGTCGCTCGTCAGAAAAGCATCGCAGTACAATTACGCCGTCGACGCCACCTATGACGGAACAGATTTGCGTGATGAGCCGGTAAATGCCGTTTTCCTCTCGATGAACGAGATCGCAAGGATCTACTATTACAAGTTTGAGAGGCAGGACAGAAGAAAGGCCAGGGAGCGGATACGTGACCTGTTCGTCATAGGCTGTCTGACCGCTCTGAGATATTCCGATTATTCGACATTGACAAAAGACAATTTGAGAGATGGATACATCATAAAAAGGACAAAGAAGACCAATGTGGACGTCAAGGTCCCGGCTCATGATTATGTAAGGGAGATATTCGAGAAATATGACGGAAACATACCTGGAGGACTGTGCATACAGTATTTCAACAAGTATCTGAAGGTCATCATGAGGGAGATAGGGCTTACCGACAGGATCACTTTCTCCTACACGAAGGGAGGAAGGCTGGTCACGGAAACCCGGGAGAAATGGGAACTGGTCAGCAGCCATACGGCAAGAAGAAGCGCGGCCACGAACATGTACCTTACAGGACGGATGAAGACATTGGAGATCATGAGACTGACAGGGCACAGGTCTGAGCAGAACTTCTTCCGGTATATCCGGCTTACTGCGGATGATACGGCCCGGTCAATCTCCGGAGACAGTTTTTGGAGAAAATAATAACCTGCCATTTGCTGATGTCGGCAAATGGCTCATAACAGAAATAGAAATGAGTGAATTATATATACCGCCTGAGCGATTTGAGAGAGACTTAATTACCGGGCGATTTTTAAAAGGTTGTGTTTCTCGCAACAAGGGTCGTAAAATGGTTTATCATTCAAAACGTTCCAAGGCCAGAAGTATAAAAAATCTGTCTAAAGGACGTGGGGCTTGGCATAAGACTGGTGCAGGCATGAATAAAAAGAGCGTTGTTTTGATAAAGGATGAGAAATTATGTGGAGTATTCCCTTCGATACAAACGGCTGGTAAGATGATTGGCGTGGCTCCTTCTTTGATCAGTGCTATATGTCGGAAAGTGAGAGGCAAACATACGGCTAATGGATACAGATGTTTTTTCGAAGATAGCAATGATTGGTATAATTTAATTAAACAAGATTATGAATAATGACAGGCAGAAGATATTAACTGATTATATTTCCTACTTATACACAACAGGCAGAACTTATGATACTGTCGGGAAATATATCAAATATGTAACGGATTTTCTTGAACGTACTGAAGATGTCAATCGTCGTGGCTATCTGGTTTATAAGCGTGAAAATGCAGATGTCATGGTGCGTCATTCGCTAATGTGTTCAGCTATATGCGATCTATTGTCTTTCCTTAACATCGGATATGGAAAAAGGGGAAAGGCGGTGAAACCTTTGGAAAAACTTGATGTCATTTCGGATAAGAACAAGAAACAACTTAATGATTTCATTATATGGCTGACTGACAACAATGATTACTCTTCTCATACAGTTTATATATATTACACATCCATGAAAAAGTATTTCGAATACGCCAATGAGGTAAACATGGATAATTGCAGGAGGTTTATAAAAAGTCTTGAAGAAGAAAAATTATCTCCCGCTACCATCCGTTTGCGGATTACAGCAATAGAAAGATTTTCCAAATGGCTGAAGAAGCCTATAGAGCTTAAGCGGCCTAAGATGAAGCGCAAGCTCGATGTGAACAATGTCCCGACAGAAGAGGAATACAACCGCTTACTGGATTTCCTGAAAACGAAATCCAACAAGGACTATTACTTCTTTATTAAGGTTTTGGGTACAACGGGTGCCCGTCTGTCGGAATTCCAACAGTTTACGTGGGAAGACATTATATCCGGGGAAGTAGTATTAAAAGGAAAGGGTAACAAGTACAGACGTTTTTTCTTCCAAAAAACAATTCAGCAGGAAGCGAAGGTTTACGCTAAAGAATATGGTAAAACCGGGATTTTTGCGGTAGGGAGATTCGGCCCGATCACACAGCGTGGCTTTTCCCAGCACTTGAAAGCATGGGGGAAACATTGCGGCATTGATCCAAGGAAAATGCACGCGCACGCCTTCCGGCATTTCTTTGCTAAAATGTTCCTGAAAAAAAACAAAGATGTTATTCAACTGGCTGACCTTCTAGGCCACGGGAGTGTAGACACAACTAGAATTTATTTACAGAAAAGTTATGACGAACAAAAAAAAGATTTTAATCGAAACGTTACATGGTAGTGTAGCGCAGCTCAATGAACTGTCATCCATGACCGAAGGGATAGACGTCTATGACAAGACCGGACATGTTGATACAAAATTTCTCATGGAAGCGCTATCCTGTGTCAATACCTTCGTGAATGCGAGCAATACGGTTGTTCAAAAAATATCCTCACTGTTAGCACCTGACGCCCCGGTTGGGGAAAAGAAGAAACAGGCTGACGAAGGCAAAAAATGGAATGTGGAAGAAATACTGAAACATTGTACTCTTGAGAACAATATCCTCAAACTTCCCCAAGTTCAATTCAACAAAAAATCCTATGCTGAAGCAAAGAAGTGGATAGAAGAAGCCGGAGGCTCATGGCAAGGTGGGAAGATACAGGGTTTTACGTTCCCGTTTAATCCGGAACGTGTGTTCTCCATTTTGAAAGAAGGTAAGCGGTGCAACCTACAGCAGGATTACCAGTTTTTTGAGACTCCGTCCGATGTTGCCGACTGGCTGGTTATGCTTGCCGGAGGAATACATGAGGATGATACGGTACTGGAGCCGAGTGCCGGGCGTGGCGCGCTTGTAAAAGCAATCCACCGGGCTTGTCCTTCTGTAATGGTTGAATGTTATGAGCTGATGCCGGAAAACAGAGAATTTCTTCACACTCTTAGCAACGTAATATTGCTTGATGAAGACTTTACCAAAGACAGTGTAGGTAGTTATACTAAGATAATTGCAAATCCTCCGTTTTCCGATAATCAGGATATAGAGCATGTCAGGCTTATGTATGAACGCTTGGAAGAAGGTGGAATTCTTGCAGCTATAACTAGTCAGCATTGGAAATTCGCGTCTGAAAAGAAATGTGTTGAGTTCCGGGAATGGTTGGAAGAAGTACATGGAGAAGTGTTTGAAATCAGCGCAGGCGAGTTTAAAGAGAGTGGAACGACTGTTAGTACAATGGCGGTAGTTATAAAAAAATAATTCAAAACTGATGAAAAAAAGAATAAGAAATAAAATGATGAATAATCCCGGAAGGTATAAGCTACATCAGTATTTGAAATATGCTCACCAATGGACGGATACAGTCAGCTATAAATGCCGGTTATATTTGATATTGGATAATGGGAAAATAGTAAGAGCCAGAACTGATGTATAAAATATACGATTTTGTGAGTGACAACATATTTCATATCAACGATAAGATAATTGACGTATAAATGATGAAAAAAAGAATAAGAAATAAAATGATGAATAATCCCGGAAGGTATAAGCTACATCAGTATTTGAAATATGCTCACCAATGGGCGGATACAGTCAGCTATAAATGCCGGTTATATTTGATATTGGATAATGGGAAAATAGTAAAAACCGATTAATAACAGATTAAAAATAAACAGATTAAGAATGAAGGTAATTAAAAATTTGACAGTCAAGATGACTTATAGAGTTGGACTTTGCGATGTAGAAGT